TGGTGGATTTTGCACCCGCTGCTTTCGCTTGAGCCTCGACAATACGCGCTAACTTTTTACCAGCTTCATCATTATCAGGCCATAGAATTACGTCTTTGTTACGCAGATGCGAGAAGTCGAACTTGCTTGCAGTATTCTCAGATAGCATCCCTGCACCACCTATTGTGCAAGTTGCGGTATAGCCCAACGCGTTTAAAGCATCAGCGCATTTCTCGCCTTCAACCCATATAATCTTATTCGCGTCTAATATGTTCGGGATATTATACAGAGGTCTGGGTTCAGGCACACCTTGGCGACCATTCATGAACTGGCGAAATTGTTTCTTAGGCTTCCCGGCACTATCCCGAACAATTCCTCCACTTGCGTCCCGGTCATAGTATTTTCGGACTGAAACAATCACGACTCCATCTGCATCTGTATAGGTATATTCTTCTTCAAACGGCGTACTTGGGTTGATAGATGTCTTTTGTTCGGGTTTTTGAGTTTCTGTCGATACAGTAAAACTTTCAGGATTGTTCGGCTTAACAATGTTTTCAGGGGGCGCTACATAATCTTGTGGAATATACTCAGCAAGCATTTTCACACACTCTTTTAGATCATACCCCCGACCTTCTTTTAAAATTTTGCATATACCACCAACGCCATCCCCTGACTCAAAGTCCATTCCTTTTAAGAACCAAGGACTACTTGTATCAATGTTAATTCTTAATGATTTACCAGCTTCACCACTTAGGGAGCCGATAAAAAACTCTTTGCCACGGATTACCCCTGATGGGTATGTATCAATCAATATTTGCAACTGGACGCTACGAGGAACTTCTTTAGATATTCTCTCCGCGACTTCTTTTGTTGTCTTGCCAAAACTTAAAACATTCATTACTTTGCCCCTATATACCCTTTTTCACTTATCAAATGTGAGGTGCGGCCTACCAAGCACACCTCACATTTTTTTTATAACTCCCAACAAGTCTGTTTAAATTCACAAAACTTGCACAAAAAGAAATCTTTACTTTGAGCAATACGCGGTAGAATGTCACCAGCTTTTGCTGCCGTCAAGATATTCACTGCCCTGTCGCTTGCCTCTTGAGCCAAACTTTTGTTGTAAGGAACAAGTTCATAGTAGATTTCTGAAGTGTTTTTATTAACCACAGTAAACAACGCAGGGTTCTCATATAAATCCATATACGTCTGATACAGAGCTATTTGAGTTGCATAAACTGGATTAGCTTTTGCCACGCCATGTCGGACGAAAGCCTTAAACTTATTGTCGTTTGCTGACTTACATTCCCACAAACTAGGATAACTCATATTAACAGGTCCACTACAGATCACGCCATCTATGTGACCGCGTATTTCTCCATCTGCGATTGAAAACCCAAACTGACTTCCATCTTTATCTTCTGTTCTAAGATCGAAATTAGCGTCTTTCAGCCACTTAGCCGCGTAATCCTCAATCTCATGCCCAAACTGAAAGATACGCAGTGTACGCGCTGTAAACTCTTTGTCAGGGTCAACAGGGTAGTTAAGGTAGCGATATTGTATCTTTCTCTGGCACTCATCACCAATACTAGACGCACCGATATAAGCGCGTCTTTCACGCTTTGATTCGCCTGCTACAATCGCATTGTCCACTGCCTCTTTAATCAATTCAGCCGTAGGGTCTTCCCTAGAATGGGATTGAAGTAGAGGGCCAAGTGCCTGTTGACTTAAAGTAAGTGTCTTCGAGTTTTCCAATGTCGATCTCCGCTGCTAGACGTTTTGATTCTTGTATTCCAAATATAAGTGTTTGAACTTGCTCTTCTGTAAGATCAGAGAACTTTGTGTCCCAACCAAACTTACCCAATATAAAAGCTAATTCTTTCATAGGCATTGGTGCTGTATCAACTTCGCTCAATGTATTATCTCCCTTCCAATTGTGCATAAATCCATTATGCTGTTTACTTCATCTTGATCCGCATCCTTATTTTGAAACGCAATATTTAAAACTTCTTTGCCTTTTATCTCAATAACTGCTGTTCCAAATAAAACAACATTATCTGCATCCTCCAGATGCTCTCTAATTACGTCATTAGCAGAGGATTCGACTTCATTTAGGTTTGAGTTGTCATTCACAAAACAAACCAATTCGTATTCAACTGTTTCGACTTTATCTTCTGATTTCTCAGCGATCATGATGTGCATTTCAAATCTAGGCATTATCTTCTTTTGTAGCCAATTCGCCGCTACAGGCGAGATAGCCAGCGCCATCCACAAAATTATCAATATTTTTCGGGTTCGATCTAATACGAGCAATTTTAAGAAGGGTCATCATTACCCCCACATCTGTAACGCTGATGTAAGAACCCTCTAAATAGCTGTTCCATAAATCAGCTATTCTATCAAAATTCTGTTCCAAGTCTCCATGCTCTTGAGCGCGTTCCTTGGTCACATATTCCTTTGCTAAGTCTAATACTTCGCCCCTGTTCATTTGTAATTTCTCCCTGTTAGTTTCTTCCAGTTGTCAGCGATCAATCTATCAACGCTATCTCTGTTCCAATAATAACTCAAACAGCAAGCTGCTTTGTACTTAGTCCAAGAGAAATCCATCATGTTTATATTGACGCCATTTGCGGCTAGATGCTCCTTTTGCTTCGCTGATGCAGGCTGGTTCAACCAGCGTTTTGTTTTGTTTGCTGCGTTACTATCCTCTATTTCTCGCAAGAAGTCATCCCCCGCAGCCATTGCTTGTACCTTCTCGCCTATAGAAACCACTCTAGGACGCCCATTCTTGGACTTTACGATAGCTATCCAGTAATCTCCAATGTTGCCCACCAGAGTAAAGCCATTGAAGCCCATAGCCATCATTGCAGAGCCGTTGCCGTATGGATCAATCCACATAAACGGAGACATTTGCATGAGATCGTATTCGGTCATCTCAAAGTTTTCTAATATGTCTTTTACTTTGCGCTCAAACTCATGCTCACAAATTGGACAAATGCGTGTGTTCGATGCCACTTCGCTTTCACAGTCTGGGCAAATTTTTGTTGGAGCATCGCCACCAACAGACTTGTCTGCACCATCTAAGTTCGCTGTTTCGTCTAAACCGCCATGAGTGATAATTGATGTGCCGAAGTCCATAACAACGCAGTCAGTCTTTATGACATTTGGATATAACTCAGGATCAAGGATACGCAGACCACGACCAATCATTTGCACCATTGTACCCTTTTGGGAGCATGGACGCGTTAGAATAATGCAAGATACGGGTGGAGCGTCAAAACCTTCGGTCAGGACTGCCACGTTTACGATAACTTGGAGATCACCAAACTCAAGATTGTACAGCATCTCTGCACGTTTCTGTTTGTCTGTCTCTCCTGTAACGTAGTCGGCTCTTATTCCTGCTGAAACAAACGCATCGCAAACGTGTTCCGCGTGTGCCACTGTGGAACAGAATACAACAGTCTTTCGATCTCCTGCCTTGTCTTCCCATTCGGAAACAATTCGATCATTAATGACTTGGCGATCCATGATAGCCGCCACTTCTTCCATGTCGTATTCTTTACCGCGTTTTGTAACCCGATCTAGTTGATCCCCTACGCCAAGATCAATGATGTAGCTTTTAGGACGTACTAGGAAACCTTCGCGTATCAGCGTGGCTAGTTCAATCTGATGTGCGCAGTTGTTGAATATGGAACGCAGACCTTTACCATCGCCACGGTTCGGCGTTGCAGTAAAGCCTACAATCTCAGCATCGTCATTGTCTTCACGAACTGCGTTAATAACTTTTGTGTACGTTGGAGCCGCCGCATGGTGGCCTTCGTCAATTACAACCATGTCAAACAAAGGGCGATCTCTAAGGTTTCTATCGCGTGACATTGTTTGGATCATTGAGAACACAGCATCACCGTCCCAATGCTTGACTGTTCCGTTGACAATACTTGTTGTGATGTAGGGATTAACCTTTTCAAACTTCTCTTTGTTTTGCGCTACAAGTTCATCCCGGTGTTGAATGACAAGAACTCGCTTGCCTTTCTTATGCCGTTCACCAACGAGCGCAGAGAGCATGATTGTTTTGCCAGCGCCTGTAGGAGCGACAACTAAGGTGTTTCTATGCTTGTCTAACGCGGTACAAGCGTCAGAAACAGCAACTTTTTGATATGGTCTGAGTAACATAATTTAATCCAAATACTTAAAATCAGATAAGGGAATATGGACAACAGGTTCTACATCCTGCCAATCTCCACGATCAGTGCGACCACCAACAAGTACGGGCCAACTATAATTGAACGATGTATAACCTGTTCGGTCTGTCCACTTCACAACAAGAACACTATGTAATCCGCAGGCGTCCTGTAAATTTTTAGCCGCTGATACTTTCGCTAGAGAAAGGATGTATGTGCTGTATTTATCGTGAGTATTCTTTCTAATTTTTATTTCGCAAAATCCTGTGACTGCCTTACCAACCATCAGGCAGTAATCAAGGTGATATTGTTTAGGCAGTTTTTCAAAACGTAACGGCGACCAGTGATTACAAAAACTTGAAATTACACTCTGCTCGTTAATTAAATCTTGACTTGTCTCATACGTTGGACGCATATGATTTCTCCTATTTGCTAGAATAGAGTTGGGTTGGGGGGTTAGCGGCCTCGCCCCCCCTGTGCGAGTTCTAGCAGGCGCGGAATGGCCCTGCCGCTAGATTTACTTTTGCGCCCAAGAAGGTACTGCACCGCTAGGTTGTGCAGGAGCTTGTGGTGCAGATGCCTGTGCAGGAATTGTAGTATTCTGCATAGGAATGCTGCCTTGAGGCAAGAAATCCTTATTATCAGGCGTTAATGCCACCATTAACTGATTACTGTCCTTGTAACCATTAGTGCCTTTCTTAATGCCAACCTTCACACAAAGCTCCATCGCATTCAAGTCAAACATTCCGCTAATATTGCGATTTTGTTGTGCCTGTGGAGACATATCAGAAGGGTTAATGTTTCGTGCGCTTTCGACAATGGACTTCAATGTACGAAGACCAATCTCTTTAGCCAATGGCATACCGCTTTGACCCATCTTGTCGCCATCGACAAAGACGCTGTGCCAAAATTTACGGCGATCATACTCGCCACCGATGATTGTGAACTCAAGGTTCATCCACTTAGCAGATGTGCTTTGTGATCTCTTAAACCATTGACCCTGACCAAACTCAGAGATTTCAATATCTCCTTGCTGGACAATTACAACGGCACGACAAACTGTGCCATTAGGAATAAGAGAGAACTCTTGAGTTTGCGGATTTTCGTCTTGTGGTACATTATTAAAATTAAGCATTATGCTTCTCCTTCGCTAGAAGTTTGAGTTGTAGGATCGACAAAGGTTAATTCCTTGTCCGATTTATTAGAGCCTGCTGACATCTTTTCCATTAATCTTCCAAGATGAGGCTCTTCTAATGTGTCGAGTCTGCCAGAACGGTCTTTGGCTGGATAGCCCCATTCGTTCAGAGGTTGACAAACAAAGGCACGATACTGACCGTGATCCCCTGTTAAGACTGACATTGTGATTACCTCGTCAACAATTCCGGGCAATTCACGACCAGTTTTGCTCCCTTCAATCTGAAGAGAATATTGCTTGCGTCCATACTCGTCAGTAATCTCGTCAAGAATACCAACAAAGATTACGTTCTTAGAACGAATGTGTTGAATGTGCGTTAGCCATGACATCATCTCACGACCATGCAAACCATATGCGGCACGAGTATCCATCTTACCAGAGCGGTCAGACCGCACCTCTGGCTGTTGTAAGCACCACTGAAAGCACAAACGCCCTGCTACGGTGATAGAGTCCACAAACAGAGTGTCGTACTTCTTCCATACCTCTGAAGCATCCCCATAAATCTGCGCTACATAATTGTAATGTGATTCGCTGTACGGTTGATCGTCAGCCAACGATGGGTTTGCTCCACCTAAGAAGCAAGCAAGATCACGGCATTCTGCCCATGTGCGCGGACGAACGACATCAATAGGATGCCCTTCGATAGCTGCATCACCAGCTTCTAAGTCCATGAACAAAGTCGTAGGCGCATTGAGAGTACGAGCGAGTGTGGTTTTACCCACACCGCTTGCACCACATACCACGATCTTGTGACCTTTTTTCTCAGCCATACGCTGATCTGCTGTTATAATTTGTAGTGTCATTAGCTTTCCTCCAACTCTACTGTAAAGCGACCATTTTCGATAGTGCGACATTCCTCTAAAATCCGCTTGATAGCAGGAGGAGCGGCTGTAAACTTGCGTTCTTCAACAGCAAATGTCAGCTTTCCATAATGTCGTGCATCTTCATCTGACATTGTTTCCAATGTCTCACGCAACATATCTTGGTCCCATGTTACTTTTTTGGCTAAATGAACTTTAACCTTGTGATTTCCGTCAACAACGTAAGCTGTGCCAAAATCTTTACTATCGTTACGAAGAGCATCCTTCGCTATTGACATATAAGTGTCTGATAGCTGGTCTTCGATTTCTTTTAATTGAACTTTTAGATCGTTCATAGATGCTTTCAAAGTATCTCTACGATCAAATAAATCACGACTGTTCATGTCGATTCCTTTCCGCTGGTTACTAGAGTCCCAACTATAACCATACAGTGTGGGTGACTGTCAAGAACTTTTTTTAGAAAGAAATATTTCGATGCCTAAACAAGCCTTCATGAGCTTCTTCTTTAGCTTAAACTCAGGGGTTTCAAATCCCTTGGCGTCTTCAACAATTTCATGCCACACGCCGTCTTTGTCTTCGCGCTTGTAGCGGAAGTCAGCAACGTAGGCGCATATCTTCTGATCATTTACCAGTAGGTTGTATCGAACCTGTAGCTCAAGGTCTTTGACCACCCCGGCACGTTCAAGTGACTTTATATATAGATACCGCTCACCTTCCCACTTAGAGTCAAACTTGATACCTTGTATGGTAACTTTCTTGTTTCCGTATTTGGGTCTTGACCCACGCAGTTTGGGATTATATACAGTAGGGAAAGTCATTTATGGGAAGGAGTCTCCATGCCAAACCCCGGAAAATATAAATCCGTAGGTGTTTCTATAGAAGCCTACGATAAGCTAGTGTTTATCGCAGAACACGAGGATCGTGCTATCGGACGCCAACTTGCGCGTATGATTGATGAAACATACGGTGATATTCATTTGCGTGTCAACAACAAGAGATCAAGCGCAACACCCGTAGCCGTTGGCATTGGGGGTTTATCAACCGTTATTGAAGACTAAAGAAGTCCAGCGTTGCCCAAACCACCTAACAGTGTTGCGGCAACGTATGGATTAGTTTTTGCGCGTTCGCGCAAACTATTTTGTTGCCTAACAATTTCTGGATCAACAGTTCTTTGTATTCGAAGATCAGTAGGCATTGGTTGAACTACTTCTGGTATTTCCATTCTTGGAGGTGGAGTTCCACGAGCCTCTTGATCTGCAATAATGGCACGCACGCCACCTTGACGAGTTGCTACGTTTCCACGGTTTGCTGCATTAATAGCAGCGCCAATACCTTTAACCGCTCCAGTGACTCTTTGTGTTAATGGAACTCCAGAGCCAGCAACTTGCGCTGTTGATTCATTCAACGCTTGTGTTAGGCTTTGTGCCGCTGCTTGTGGTGTTTTTCGTCCTGCTTTAATTTCTAAAGCTGTGCGCATAACTTTAGGGTTGTTAAACATATAATTTAACACTCTAAACCTTGCAGCTTTAGGTAGATTTACCATTGGGTTAGTAAATTGACCTGTACGAATTGCGTCAGCGGCAAGAGAACCAGCGCCTCTTTTTCCAGTGTCTCTTAAAAATACAAGATCATCTCCTAATTGTTTTATATCTTTAACCGCTTGTTCGCCTAAAACTTTATTCAACATTTCTGGTTTGTAAGACTCAATTGCATTTCTTAAAGAATAAGCAGCTTTCTCGTTAATAAATACATCTCCATCAACTGAACCTAAAATATCATTTACAATTGTTCGTCTTATTGTTTCTTTTGCTTCTGGACTATCAGAGAAAAAATCTAAAATACGATTTATTTGAGCGCGAGTCATATTTCTGTTTGTAATTGCGGCAGCAGCTTCTTCAGGGTCTAAAGAACCTGAATTAAGACGTTTTAATATGCTAGATTGTGCAGCAGCTTCTAAACCTATTTGAGCATCCCGAACATTACGAAGGGTTTGAACAATACCCGCGTCTGGATTTTGTGATACAATTTTTTGTAATGTGGCATCATCAATTTTTTTAACGCCACCGTAAGCTAAAGATTTTGCAAGGTTTTGAACTTCTCCCCATTGTTCACCAAACAGTAGCTTGCCAGTTTTGTCTTTATTTAAACGCTTCACTTTGCCGTAAAATTGAACGCCATTAAATTTAGTTGGGTCTGAAAAGTCTTTGTTAGAGTCTAAAAGTGCCTCATCAAGATAACGCTTCGCTAAGTCTTGACGAACAACTTCCTTTTGTCCTTTTGCTGCGTTTAATGCAGATTCTATTCTCGCAGGACTTTGAATAATTTTGTCGTAGTTACGACCTACCTCTAATTTAACATTAATTCCCGGCTCACCAAGATTTCTAACAATGCCTAAATTCTCCAAACGATTAAACATACGAATTTCTGCGCGGTAATTTTTATTAGCTTCTTGAAGTTGTGTCATAGCGCTACGCATTTTATTGGAATTTGCAGTGCCACCAATACCTTGCAGCTTTACATTTCCTTGCAACATATTGTCTACATTATCTCGCAAATCCACAAGAAGCCTACGAGGAGTAGTGTCTCTAATACTTAGCCTTGGGTCCATTAAGGTGTCTTGAATATTTTTACGCAATCCCCTAAGTCCGTTAAATGTTGTAAATCCTTGAGTTGAACCTTTTTCCACAAGGTCTTTTATTTGAGCGCCAATAGCTGTAAATTCATCAGGAGCAACAGAACCTGCACCACCGTATTTACTTGCGATTGTATCATCAAACCTTGTTTTTAAAGCTTTAATGTTAAATACAGGCATTTCACCGCCTTCAACTTCAACTGATCTTCCATTTACTTTTATAGTTCCAGACATTTCAGCTAATTTATCATCAACTCCTTTATAAAGATTATTAGCACCTACCATAAAATCATCGTAATTTTTCATTAATATAGAAAGAACAGAATCATCAATGTCAGTTCCTTCTTTGGTTGATTTGCTTAATAAAGATATAGTTTCATCAATAGCTTCCATATGTGCTTTCTGAGCATCAATAAGTGTGTTCTCTAACCTTGCAGCTTTAGCGGGTGCAGCATCTGCAATAACTTTTGCAAGATCGTCTGCTGTTGCTCCTGCAACAAACCTACCGTCTGCATCTACAATGCCTGCATCTTTAAGAAGTTTTTGTTTTTTGTTTAATGCAAAAAGGACGTTTTTTACAGCACGACTTTCTTTTCCAGATATAGCCTCGGCTATTTGTGCAGTGCGAGATAGTCCAGCAGGCATACCAGCGGCTTCATAGCTAGGAAGGCCACCTTCGTCCATAATTCTTAAACCCTGTTCAGCTTGTTCTTTTCCTAACTGGCGTTCTCCTTGGCCCGTAGCTCGTGCAACAGCACTAGCTCCTTTACCCGCACCTTGAATTAATGCTCGACCAGCTTTAAAAGTACCCACAGTAACTAGGTCAATTGTACCAGCTAAAGCAGCTTCTCTAAGCACATCTTTACCTACTTCTCCAAGGTCTTGTTTTTGAAGACCTAAAAGACTTTCTATGCCTTCTTCTACGGCTTGACCAGCCGCTGCACCACCAGCAGCACCTAACGCTCCTGTGAATAAACCCGGAGCGCCAATAATTCCACCTATTACTGCCCCAATAGATTCAGGTGCAATTCCAGCTAGATCAGATATATCTCGCATACTTAAACCTTCTTCTTCAAGAACAAGATTTTTACCAATAGGCTCCATGCCTTGATTAATCTGACCAGCCTCAGTTAAGGCCAAACGGCCTTGTGAGTCTTTTGTGTATCCTTCTTCGCCTACTATTTTGCGAAGTATAAGTTCTTTTTCTTCAGGCGTTTCACCGAATGAAACTTTAGCTCTAAGACCTCCAGCAGCACCTGTAGTATAATCAAAATTTTCATCTTTACCTGAAGATTCCGAAAGCAAATCTTCAAACGATTTTGCTCTTGGTAAACCAATATAATTACCTCCAGATTGAGATGCGCGAAATTTTCTTAATTGCTCTTGAGGAGTTAAAGTTTTTTTCTGGCCTTCTCTAAACAGGCGCAACTGTTCTTGAGGTGTCATAACTATTCCCCCGATTTAGGTTTGTAATAATTTTCCATTGTAAATGAAGTGCCATACTCTTTATTCATTGCATCAAGTTCTTTTTGTGTTGGAGGAGCGTCATTACCTACTTGAAATTTAATACCAAAGCTGTCATCTAAATTTAAAATTGCTGTGTCTAAGTCTCTTTGCCTAGCCTGCAAGACAATATCGTAAACTCTGCCTAAAGACTGCAATATTAGAGCGTCATCAGCACTTCTTAAATCTATTGATCCAACAAACTGTTTAACTCTTTCTCTGTCTTGGTCAGACAATGTTTTTCCAGATTCTTGTAAAATTTCTGTAGCATTTAAAAGTTGTATTTTTTCTAACTTTTTTCTAGCTTGTGCGATTTGTGTTGGTCCAGTGCCTAAATCTAAACCTAAATTTCTACCAAATTGAACAATACTACTGCCAATTTGTTTAGGTATAGATACACCAGATTGTACATTGGCTATCAAACTACTAAATTCATCTTGTTCTTTTAAAATAGATTTTTGCTCATTTATAAAGTTTTTTGCAACAGATGACGCATCACTTTGTAAAAACGATTTTGCTTTTTTCTTACCTTTATAATTACCATCAGGACGTTGAGCGTCAACAATATATATTGGATTAACACCTTCTGTATCACCACCTAAAAGAGAAACTTTAGTTTCTTTACCATATGGATCACCAAGATCAGTAGCCGCTCCTGTTGCTGTGCTTTGTAAGTCCAAGTAATCTTTGCCTGATATAAAAGAATAATTCTTATCAAACTTGGGATCATTCATAAGTTCATTAAGCTCATATTTGCTTAAATGAAACAAATCACCTGTATCGAGTTTTGCAAACGGCGCTCCATCTGGGCCTCTTTCGTAAACATAGTATTGTTCACGTTGCATAGCTTTTTCTGTTGCCGCAGCACGAGTTGCTTCATCAGTCGCTTGAGTTTGAAGTGCATACTTACCACCAGCAAGAGCGCCTTGACGAGCGCGATCTTTAGCTTTTTCAAGCGCAGGCATAGCTGCTTCTCCTGCTTCACCAGTAGCTTTTAAAATTTTGCCTACGTTAAAACCTTTACCAGCTTTGTTCTGCATTAGAGCTAGACCAAACGCCATAAGCGCATCTCGTTTGTCAACTTTTCCGCTAGTGTCAATGCCAGTAGCGTCAGAGAATGCTTGTTTATATTCTTCTATAGTTCTTTTTTCAGGCATTTTTGGTCCAACACCACGAACTCCTTCAAAGAAATCATCCATTGCCGCCATAAAGCCTGCGTCTGTCTGTTCTTGAGTAATTGCAGCAGAGTCCGCAAGGCTCATAGTATTCAAACCACCTTTAGAATCCACAAGTTGTTTTTCTTTTGCTCTAAACGCTTCAGCTTCTTCTGCACGTTTTTTCTCCGCAGCTTCTTCTGCGCGTGTAGTGATGTCTTCTAAGTCTGACATATCCACTGGAGGAATGTCTATAAAGCTCATGGTATTCAAACCACCTTGAGAATCCACAAGTTGTTTTTCTTTTTTTCTAAATTCTTCAGCACGTCGCTTTTTTAATTCATTTATTGCACGTTCATTTCCACTGGCAGCTTGATTTTCAAGAACGCTTGTGTCAGTTAACTCATAAATACCTTGTGCTTTTTCTTCTAGGTAGCGATCCATACCTCCAAAATCAGAACCTAAACCGGGAAATTCAGTGCTACCAATAGGTGTTTTCATACCTAAACCTTGAGCAAGGTCTAAAAATTGTTGTGGCACATAGTCTCCGTAAGATTCTGATCTTTTATTTAATTCCGCGTCATATGAGTCTAGTAAATCAGCCATAGTTACCCCTTATTGGTTCATGCCTTGGTATGTAGCGTAAGCACCTACACCTTGAAGGAAAGGATTAGGAGCTTGACTTGGTGCAGTAGTAAACTGACCGTACATCGAAGCAGATGGCGCTCCTGTTAGGAAGTTCTGAGCGTAGCTGTAAGGAGCAAGTGCATCTTGCGTCTTTAGAGCCTCGTTAGCACGCATAAAGTCATTGTATTGCTGATCGTACTGACGTTCTTTGCCACCAAGCTCATACATAAAGTTCATGTCAGCAGGAGCCATACCAGCGTATGTACTACCGATTCCAGAAGATGTCTGCGCTAACGCGCCGTAAGACTTGCCAATATCGCCCTGATAACCTCCTAGCTGACCCACTGTAGAGCCAAGACCACCAGTTAAACGACCTGTTTCTAAGTTGCGTTTCTTTTCGTCTTCTCCTGCACGAGCTTGCGCCTCTGCGCTTGATAGCCCCATGCTACGATACATATCAGCCGCTTTTAACATACGACCTTCAGCGTCACCAAAGCTCTTGGACTCAGTTCCAAGTTGACTAGAGCCAATAGAACCAAGTTGCTGACCACCCGCTATGCCACGCTTCGATGCGTCTTCAAACGAACTTTGAGCGCTTTTTAAGGCTTGATCATAACCCTTAGACATCAAGCCAGCTATTGTATTCTGTTTTTGCTCTGCGATTGCTCTTTCTGTTTCAGCCGCTTGTACGCCTGCACGAGAGCCACCAAATGCACCTTGTCCAATTGCTTTAGCAGTACCCGCCTGTCGTGCCTTTGCGCCCTCACGGTCAATCTTAGCTAACGCAGCATCCATTACCTGTTCTTGGTATGGGTTCATAAAATTCTCAACAGTGGTAGGATCAAACTGCCCTAAACCACCTTTTACAGCGCTTTTAGCATCGCCAAACAAAGATTCCGCTCTTCCCTGTGCATCAAAACCTTGCGTACCTTGATCCGCTCTGGTTTTTGCTCCAGAAAGTTCGGTGTCAAACATTGACTTTGCATTAACATTGCCAAGTCCTTTATCTAAGTAACCTTGCGCTTTTGGAAAGTAATCTGTTAAAGCACCTGATATTGTTGTGTCTGCTGCACCTAGAGCGGTACTAGCTTCAGGTAGGTATTTAGGTACTCCAGTTGCATCCAAGAAGTACGGTTGATACCGATCCATAAAATCCTGACGCGCTTGGTCAGTGCCTAAACCTGATGTAACAGCAGTTTGCAGAGCATTTTTTTCAGCTTGTTTGTAATCTAATGTGTTAAACAGTTCAGGATCATCAATAAGACCGCCTGTAAATACACCAGTTCCATCGTCTTTTCCAAAGATACGTTGAAGCAAAGCCTCATCATATCCCTGCATATAAGCTGGAAGTTGTTTTATACTTGTGCTTGTTACTGTTTGATCAGACATTAGACTTTCCTCTCTAGGCTATCCATCATGCCATACATTTTATTAATACCGTTTTTTAAATTACCGTTTCCTGCGCCTTTTACTGCGTCACGCGTCATGACAAATTCTCCAGCAGTCAACATGGCGGGTACGTCATCTTCTGTACCAGAGCCTTCGCTTGGCATTATTCCACCGTTTCTACGGGGAAAAGAGGCTGGTCCACCTTTGTTTCTCATGAGCAAGTAATCTTCATCACGGTTGCGTTTTTCACGAGGTTTAAAGGTTACAGGGGCTTGTCCAGCGCCACGATTAAACCGTTCCATCATACCGTAAGGATCAGGGTCTTCTTCTTTACTAAACAAAGAATCCATTAATTGTGCGCCAAGGCCCAATGCTAGTGACTCACCAATCTTAGTATCTAAAATTCTTCCAAGTCCTTTGCTTGGGTCAGTTCCAAACATTTTTCCAATGCCCAAAAGACCTTCAGACCTAGCAACATCAGAACCTATTTTTTTGTTTACTTGGCTTTGAAGAGCGTCTGTAGCTCCACCTCTAAGGCCATCTCCCATTGCGCCAGAGGCTGTTGCGCCTGTCCCTGTACTTTTTGCACCGCCCATAAGACCGCTCAAGATATTAGAGCCTGCATCAACGTCCAAGCCTAAGAGACTGTCAAGACCGCCCATGCCTGTCGTACCACCGCCGAAAGCACTAATAGCACCACCGCCCAAACCACCTAGTAAGGCATCACGAAGTTTAAAATCTTTACCTTGTATTTTTCTTAAAGCAAAGTTTCCAAGAGCGCCTTGAACTATAGGATTTCCAAGTAAAGCACCTAAGAAAAACTCAGGCTTACCTGTTACGGGGTTAATACTATTGGTTCCTGAACCAACCACATATCTACGAGGATCAGCGCCTACATCTTGAAACGCACGACCAAGGCCACGCGCTACTTGAGGGTTCTGTTGCAAGACTTGTTGAGGTACAACTGTTTCACCCGGAGTTAGGTGAGCCATAGCTGTATCACCGTTTCTTCCGTATCTTGCCATGTCTTGCATCGTTCTACCTCATAATCACTTAATATAAGTTACCAAATGTTCCTTTAAAATACTAGAGCGTCGAACCAGAAATTTGCGCAGGCGCTGTAACCTGAATATTTGTGCTTCTTGACTCTGATCCAGTCCAGCTTTCACCGCAGTCTGGGCATTTACCATCCGGGTAGGACGCAATCTCTTCTAATGTGTCTACCTCATTTTCACAGTTTACGCAAGAAACAGTATCCTTGCTGCTAGATGGCCTCCATGTAGAGCCATCGGGAAGTGTAATAATAGTATCACTCATGATATTGCCACCGTCACTGATCCTACTCCTCCTGTTGCCGTATTCCCTCTTAAATTAGATGAATCGGCAGTTGCAACTTTTACAAAACCCATCATTCCAGACGCGTCCCTATAATTAAATAATGTTCCCGGCTCTAACCCCTGATCGTCTGTTTGCAAGTTTGTAAGAGTTAAAGCCGTATGACGGCCCTCTCCGGGGTTTTGAATTTGAGTCAAATACACTGTAAATGACCGCATTATTTCTGCCATATATTCCTGATTGTACTCCTGTGGAGGTATAGGAAAAAACGGTAGAACTAGGTTTCTTGACATTAACGCCTCCCGTCAGGTCTTATGTCAACTCTTGGAGAACCTAACCTCCATGCAACTCCTGTGTTTGAGCTATCAATCCTAAAGGCAAATGACCTACCTCTAAGCCGAACAAATACCTGTTCGGTAAATTGTTCTACTGGAACACTTGCGGTCTTTGCAACTGAACTTGCATCAGAGTCAAGGTAATTACCTCCGGGGAAGTTCCTGACTTTAAGCGTCATAGTAGCGCTTGGAGTGTCTGCTGTAGAGTTTCTAAACGTCATATCTGGTATCAAACGGCGCATAAATGCAAATTGTTCGCCTTCTCCCAAATCCATTTGGCTACTTTCAATATAAGCTGAAATAGCTGTGGCAGGAGTGGTGCTTCCATCGTCAAACCCAATCTCATGTAAATACAAGTAATGATCTGTACCAGCCGCAATTGGGTCTGCGTTTACACCACGATCTAGCCATACAGTTCGACTAAGTGTTCCATAATACCATATCTTCTGTTGGTAGTTGTATGTCACATAGCTATCGTTTTCTGTGCTTGAGGCAGAGGGATAAAACCAAGTTACTTCAGCGAAAGCAGAGTTTACGCCAGCAGTAACTTTTTCTAGCTGGTCTGTGTTAATGTTTGTAAATACATAGTCTCTAACAGAGCAAGGTAATCTTTGGACGCTACCACCGTAGACGTAAAACTCTTCTGCGCCCATCCAGAATACGTTATCTTCTACAGCTATTGCAGCTAAAGGTCCTGCTATTGTTATACCTTCAGAAATAGAATTAATACCAAATGTAAATGGCGGTCCTAAAAACTGCATGGCGTGCAAAGAAACATCTGTGTACACCAATATTTGCTGACGTGTTTCTATAGCGGTTATAATTTTGGAACCTGAACCTATGCGCAAATCACCAGCGGTATTAGTCACAAGTGACTGCCACTCAACAATGTTTTCTTGATCAGAGAAACGAATTAGCAAGGGGTCTTGCGTTCCTTCGGCTGTTTCAGGGTCACATCCAAATGCTATAACGTGCCTGTCTTTATCAGATACCATAACTTGCTTGGCTACAGTAGGAACTTTGTTTGCTCCTGCTAGTGATGAAAGAGAGACAGACCTACCATTAACGCCACTTGCGTTGCTTTTATCCCAATAAAACAGCCCACCATCCCTCACGTTAATAACGAGGTCTTCTCCAAAATTATCATGGGACCAAATGCGTAAAGTTTGTCCAGAGGCTGTTAAATCAGCAGCAGAGTTCCAAGTACCACGACCCCATGATCCTGCGCCCCAACCGTTTCCTGAAATAGTTGTGTCAAGACCAGTGTTAATTTGGTACGCGCCAACGATTGAGCCGCCACCATTGCCACTATCTGATGTATTCGCAAACACAAAGGTTGGATTCAAACCATCTGTAGTTGTTATTGAAGGAATAGTAGAGACAGTTCTAGCTTCGATCTGATAAGCATCATCGCTTACAATCGCAGTAATTTCGTATTCTTGGTTTAAAACAGCCGCTGTTATTACGCCACCTAATGAAGCTGCGCCTGAAAAGGTAACAAAGTCTCCATTTAGTGCGCCGTGGTTGGAATCAGTTACGGTGATTGTCGCACAAGTAACGGCAGCATTATCTGCGTGATCCGCAGCCGTAGTTCCGTTTTGTCCTCTAGCGCAACCAGTTAGTGTATTAGATGAAATAGCAGCGTAAGTTATTTCCTCGCTACCAATTTTAATTCTTCCAGAGGCAGGAAATCCTGAAGAGCTAGTTAGAACAATTGACTCATCAGCAGCCAGCACTGCCCCATCCAGCGTGTCAGCGCCTGTGCCGAACACCACATCACCAGCACTTGTTGTAAGGCGAATAGGCGTAATGTCGTAATATTGCGTACCTTCGTTTATAAAGTATTTTAAGTTTGTGCCTGTTCCAAGGTAATTAGTTCCATCTAACGCCACCCAAGGGTGTAATGCACGAGCCGTACCAAGAAAAGAGTTAGAGGACTGTTGAATCCACCCTCCAATTTTTTCAGGATAACCGAAGCGAAACCGTACCTTATCCATGTCGAACCAACCGCCTTCGTTGCTGTAAGACGTGGTTTCACGGTTGATACCGGGGCGGAATTGCAGTTTTTGTAGCGGCATCAGCGATCTCCTATTGAAAACATCATACACATTTGTTCGGTTTTTACTAGACTTAGCTTTAATCCGAACAATTGTACGATTACTTTATTTTTTTAAAAAAAGCCGAACAATTTACGTTAGCCAATCATATATCTTATTTGTTTCCTTTATGCGGTGGTCTAATCCAGTGTACCCACCATTAATTCTCTTAGTCAAACGCTTGATTGTGTCATCATTTACGCCTTCGTCACAAATTCTCCATAAATTGTTCTTTTTAAAAAACCAAATGGCTGTATCCATTGCGTATTCTTTTTCCAAGAGCGTTGGGTCACTCATTACTTCAGGCAATCGCATATCTGAGGCAAATGACCTGACGTTGTTATATCCAGTTAATTGCAAAAATCCGCGCCCTATGTATAGGCCAGCTTTTTCCTTAGTATCATTACCCATACGTCCAAAGTACACATTCTCAGCTAGTGCTTTTGGATTTCTAGCAAACGGTTCTGCGCTTTCTTCTGTAGGGAACCTGTTAGGCCAAACTTTCATCATGGCATCAACGCTATAGTTTAGGTTCTCTTTAGTGTACTTAAACGTACCGCTTTCATGCACAACTTGGCCTAGCAAGTGCGCTCCTCGCTCCGGGGATAGGTCATAGTAGCTAACTATGCTTTTCGCTGTGTTTGGACCGAATGAACCATCTGGCGAACAACCACATTTGTCTTGCAGTATTTTTAAAGCATCAGACATTTTGCTTCCTAACTTTTAATATTTTACAATTCTATTTTTAAACATGCTACGGCAATCCCATTATGAGTTACCATTATTTTTGCCTTTTGTTGTATTTGTTTGCAAATAGCCTCACTTTCGTACACGCCTAATTGAAAATATTCAGCAGGCATTCCTGATATTATCTGAATCCAGACTAATGCCCACTTCATTTATCACTCTTCCACAGGCTCTTTGTCGCCACAAAGACGTTGATACACCATATCGTTGGTGTAATCCTTGGCCCACTTGTTTTCAGTAAATGTGCAAAACTGCCAAAGATCGCCAACATCATAGGATAAATTTTCTACTAATTTTTGTTGAGACACGAGAGTAGTTTCTAAATGTTCAATCTTATGAACCATACCGCTAATATACCAGACCAAAGCAACAAGCTGAACCGCCATTGCAAAAACCAAAGCAATAGGAATTTTTGCGTCACCCATTTGACTTACCACCTACATATCCGCCGACAACACCAATGACGCCAGTAAGTGACATTTGAAGTAAGCCAATTACGCTCTCGTCTATCTCACCGCCATGTTCATTT